ATGACCTGGTAGCCTACAACGAGGAGCTGGACATGTTCAACGTGGAGGAGGTGACCAGGTGAGAGACAATTCGGCGGTATACGACGGGGTCCCAATGACTCGCAAACAGAGACAGGCGGTCGAACGGATACAACGGAAGGTTATCAGGAACGACGGCAACCCGGGCAGCGACGGCTACGAATACAAGCGATTCGAGGTGTCAGAGCTGACGACCGGGACGATTTATGTTTTGACAGAGGTCGGCTTGAAGAATGACACGAGCACGCTGGCTGCGATTTTCTGCCGGGTGGTTCGTCAGATTCGTGTAGGGGAGCGGGGTGGTTTGAGACTGCTGTACACGGCGCGATGGACCAAGGCGGGCGGGGAGTTGCACAAGGTCCCAGCGGCAGACGCGACAGGAGCCCGGGTCATGTGGGCGCCGACCATGTAAACTTGGGATAAGTTGGGAAAAATCTGCGATATTGACAAATGACCTGCCCGCGTGATATAATGGGACTATCATGCGGGCGGTTTTGTGTTTTGTCCCGGCGGGACAGGAGACGGGATGGGCCAGCGATTCTACGACGAACGGTACCCGAAATGGCAAAGTTTCACAAAGAACTGGTGGAAGGCTGGGAGGGGACGATGGTACAAGACTAGGGCGGCGCGACTTGCACGACGGGCGGCGAAACGTGAATGCGCCGGGTTGCATCCGAGGAAGGGTCACCTGGGCGCGAGGAGCGAGTGCAGTTGGAGAGGCTGGTGACGGAAATCACATGGTCGAACGACACACGGAAACTGAAGGACCTGGTACCATGGGAACAAAACCCGCGGGAGATTCACGAATCCGAAGCGGAACGGCTGGAGAATTCGTTGGACGAGTTCGGACAGATTCAGACCATCGCGGTAGGTCCTGGGGGAGAAATCTATGATGGTCATCAGCGAAAACTTGTTTGGTCTGCCATTGAATCTATGGGGCCAGATGCCGTTATTGATGTTCGTGTAGCCTCTCGCGCATTGACAACCGAAGAGCGGCAGAAGCTGGTGATTTATCTTCACGCCGGGACCATCGGGCAATGGGACCTGGACATGATAGCAAACACGATGGACCTGGGGCAGATTATGGAATGGGGCATGGACCCGAGTCTGCTGCCCCGCGAGTGGTTTCAGGAAGACGAACCCGGGGGCGCGGCGGAGCCTCAGTTGGATATCGCATCGGAGCTGATGGCAAAATGGGAAACGGCGCCGGGTCAGATTTGGCAGGTCGGGGAGCACCGGCTTATGTGCGGCGATAGCACGAACATGGACATGGTTGAACGGCTGATGCAGGACCGGTTGGCGTCCATGGTCTGCACGGACCCGCCCTACGGTTCGGGTTTTGGGAAAAACCTGGAAGAGGGCAACGCGATGGGGTATGTCGTTCGGGAAATCGAAGGGGACGATTTGTCACCGGAGGAATTAGTGCTGATGGTGCGGACGGCATACCAGAATGCGTCACGGGTGACGGTACCGGGCGCGGCGATATACGCGACATGCCCGCCCGGGGATATGCTGCTGACGGCGCTGATGTCGTTTCGGGATTCGGGGTTCACGTTTCACTGGCAATTGGTCTGGGCGAAGGACCAGCTGGTTCTGTCGCGGGCCGATTACCATTTCCGTCACGAGAATGTGCTGTACGGGTGGAAGCCAGACGCTGCGCATTATTTCATTGACGACCGGAAGCAGGACTCGATTTTCGAATACGCGAGACCGAAGTCCAGCAAAGAACACCCGACGATGAAACCGACCGAGCTGCTGTCGAAGATGATTCTCAATTCGAGCCGGAAGGGCGAGACGGTGTATGACCCATTCTGCGGGTCGGGGTCGACGTTGGCGGCGGCTCAGCTGTGCGGGCGGGTCGGGTACGGGATGGAAATATTGCCGGAATACCTGGCGGTGCAAATCGAGCGGCTGACTGACATGGGACTGGACGCCGAGCTGGTCGGCGAACCGGAGAAAGGAAATGTTTCGGCGTAAACTGACGGCGGAATCGAATGGGCATGGTTGGCGGTCGTCCAAGGTGGGCGGGCGCTTTTTTATGTTCACATGGATATATGGTGGATACCAATGGGACTGAGACGAAAACCGGCGCAGGTGGCACGGGACCGGCGGAAAATCGCGGAACGGTATTTGAAGGGCTGGCTGCAGGCGGACATTGCAGCGGACCTGGGGATTGGGCAGTCGACCGTCAGCCGTGATTTGTCGTCGTTGCATGCGGGTTGGTTGAAAGACGCGGCGCGGGATATCGCGACGGCGAAGGCTGGCGAGCTGGCCAAAATCGACGAGCTCGAGCGGGAGTATTGGCGGGCGTGGAAGGCGTCATGCGAAGACGCCGAGACGGTGACCGAGAAAGGCCGCGGCGGTGCCGGGAAGATGTTGAGCGGCGAGAAGACGGTGCAACGGAAGGGCCAGACGGGCAACGCGTCATTTCTGAACGGGGTGCAATGGTGCATTGAACGACGATGCAAAATCCTGGGCGTGGACGCGCCGGTAAGGACCAACTTCGGGGGCCGGGTCGGGGTAGACATGTCAGGGGATGTCACATTGAAAGGTACAATCGTGTCGTTTGGGAGAGCAATCGTTGAAGAATCAGGACCGGAATTCAGGCCTTCCAATACAGAGTGAGGAAGACCTGTGGAATTTTGTCTATTGGGCATGGGGCGTTAGAATCCCAAACAAAAAGATATGCGACGAACATCAGACGCCGTGGGATGCGTTCTGTTATGCGTATTTTGGAAGAGGCCCGGTTTGTGTTTGGAAGGCATCGCGTGGGTTCGGTGGTAAATCGTTTTTGCTGGCCCTGCTGGGGTTGACCGAAGCCTGTACCTTGGGAGACAAACGGGGCTCGAACGTGAACATTCTGGGTGGGTCCGGAGAGCAGTCGGAGAACGTTCACGGCTATATGCAACAGTTCTGGGATTGGACAACTGCACCGAAACATTTACTTGGAGACAGTCAATCGAAACGAGAAACCAAAATCGTATTTGGGAATCGTATCAAGGCCTTGGCGGCGTCGCAGAAGTCGGTTCGTGGCCCGCACCCGCAACGGTTGCGGATGGATGAAATAGACGAAATGGACATTGAAATCCTGGACGCTGCATTGGGACAGCCGATGGGGGCAGATGGGGTATCAGCGCAGACCGTATTGTCGTCAACGCACCAGAACGCCGATGGGACGATGACCAAAATTCTGAAACGAGCGAAGGAGAAATCGTGGAAAGTGTTTGAGTGGTGTTTTCGCGAATCGTTAGAACCACATGGCTGGCTGGCGGAGAGGGAAATCGTCGAAAAGAAAGCGACGGTTCCGGTGTCCATGTGGAATACGGAGTATGAGCTCCAAGACCCCAACCCTGGAGCGCGGGCGATTCAGACCGAATGCGTTGAGGCGATGTTCGACCCGAACCTGGGCAAATTCGCCGGGCGTATGCAGGAGCTGATTACAATCGAGCCACCGGTGAAGGGGGCATCGTACATGCACGGGTGCGACTGGGCGAAGGAAGTAGACTTTACGGTGATTCCAACTTTTAGATATGATATTAAACCGTGGAAGCTGATAGCCTTCGAACGGTCGGGGCGAATGCCCTGGCCAATCATGGTGAAAAAGTTCGACGACCGGGTCAAGTTGTACCCGGGGAAGGCGGCGCACGATGCGACAGGAATGGGCGGTGTGATAGCCGACCTGCTGACGGTGAAAGCGAAGGACGTTCTGATGGTCGGGCGGAATCGGTCGGACATGCTGAGCGAATATATCGCGGCGATTGAACAGGGGCGATTCCGGGCACCGCGGATTGAGTTCATGTACGGCGAGCACAAATACGCCAGTCGTGATGACGTCTACGGGTCCGGGCATTTGCCGGACAGCATCGCGGCGGGTTGTTTGGCAATGTGGGCAAAGACGCACGGGGGAGGTGTTCCGTTTGGATAGCGCATTGTTTTGCGGAGATTGTCTGGACGTGATGGCAGGGATGGACGATGGCGGCGTGGATGGCAAGGGGGAGACGCCACGAATAGCAAGAGTGTGTTTGGCAACGCCGAGCAAGAGCGCATTAGTCAGCCCAACCCTTCCGGCCGCTGGCCCGCCAACTTGCTCCTTGACGAACACGCCGCCGCGATGCTGGACGAGCAGAGCGGGGAGAGGAAAAGCGGGGGGCGCAAGGGGGTAATAGGTATCAATCAATGGGTAGCTGCGGGGCGCGATGGCTCGGGGTATGTCACTGAATCACCAAGGGAGCCAGACACCGGCGGCGCGTCACGCTTTTTCTACACTGCCAAGGCCAGCCGCAAGGAACGCAACGCGGGCTGCGAGGATTTGTATTGGGAAACGGACAAAGCTGCACCGGCTGGCGTGGTTCGTGTAGCTGCGCCTGACTGGGCGTTTCTACCAGAAAAACAGCGGGCACAGGGAAACATTCATCCAACGGTGAAGCCGCTTTCACTGATGCGCTATTTGTGCCGACTGACCCGAACGCCAACGGGTGGAGTTGTATACGACCCATTTATGGGGTCCGGTAGCACGGGTTGCGGTGCGGTGTTGGAAGGGCGCGAGTTCATCGGCGGTGACCTAGAAGCGGCGTATGTCGAGATTGCGAAGCGGCGGGTTGACTATTGGGCGGGGACCGTGGCAGAAAAGTTGTTCTAGATTGGGAGGCTTGTTTGAATAGGCTGCGAAGTTGGGCGGCAGAGGCGGTTGGGTTCGTGCCGTATCTTTTGGGATGGTGCGGCGGGGCAGTCGTTCGTTTTGGGCGGTGGATTGGGAGAACGGTGCGCGCCGGATATCTTGACGGCACAGGAGACACAGAATGGGCAGAATATCAGAAAAGACAAATGCAGTCGTCCGATATGACAGCCGAATGGCGGGAACCATGGAACGTCGGAGGGGTTCAGCGCTGACGAAGGCTACGCCATTCGTTTGGCCCGACTTCCGCATGGCGCGCCCGGAATGGCAGGCGATTAACTACGAGGTGTTCGCCCGGGAAGGGTTCAAGCGAAATACACTCGTCTACTCGGCGATTATGTACAAGGTGAAGGCCATGTCGCAAATCGCCCTGGTGGCGTACAAAGGCGACCGGGACCATCCGGAAGCGGTACCGCCGGACAATGCGCTGGCGAAGTTGCTGGACCGACCGAACCCGCACCAATCGCAGATTGAGTTTCAGTCGCAGGCGACGGTGTACCTGAACCTGTCGGGAAATTCGTATACCATCTTCATGCGACCGAAGGCAGGCGGGTTGCCGGAAGCCATGTACACGGTTCGCCCTGACCGGGTCCTGATAATGCCGGGCAAGAGCAAGGCTGGCGGTCACACGGTCAAGGGGTTCTTGTACGTTCATGAGGGGCGTACGGCATGGATGCGCTGGACCAACCAGGAACGGGCAGACGCGATATCGAAGGGCGCGGCGTTTCCGATTTTGCCAGAAGACATGATGCACGTCAAACTGCCGAACCCGCTCGACCCGCTCGAAGGCATGGGGTACGGGATGAGCCCGCTCGAGCCGGGGGCGCGGAGCGTCGACGTGGACAATTCGGTCACCGACTTTCTGAAGTTGTTTTTCCAACATGGGACGATGATGCAGGGGCTGTTGAAATTCGAAACGTCTTTTGACCAGGACGACATCGACCGAATCAAAGAACGGTGGCATGCACAGTACGGCGGATTCGAACAATGGACTGAAGTCGGGGTCCTGGGTGAAGGTGGGTCATACGAGCGGATTTCGCCGACGTTCGACGAAATGGGATTCGAGTCAATCGACGACCGAAACGAGACGCGGGTCCTGGGTCCGTTTGGGGTACCGCCCATTTTGATTGGGGCGCGCATTGGGTTGAACCGGTCGACCTACGCCAACGCGAAAGAGGCGCGTGAGGCGTGCTGGGAAGATACACTGGTCCCAGAATCGAAATGGTTTGAAGTCGAATACCAGCACTATTTGAAAGGCGACGGCGGCGAGTTCGTGGCGTACTACTACGGAGACGTACCGGCGCTGCAGAAGGACATCGCCCAGGTGACGGAGGCGTGGGTGCGGGTGGTCGGTTCGGGCGTGCCGAAGGACGAAGCGACGCGGGTTGTAGGGCTGGGCATGATGAAACTGCCGGACGGCGATATCACCTACATGCCGATGAACCTGATACCGGTGGCATGGGGTGACGAAGTCGAGTTGTTGCCACCGTCGGAACGGGAAGAGGAAGACGACCAGGCAATGACGCCGGATGACGACGACGATGAAGGAGACGCGGCGAACGCGGAGGACGACGACCGGGACACTGGAAAGGGCTGGGAGGCGGTCCGGTGCGGGGATTGCGGTAGCACACGGCAGGCGCCCGTCCAGGGGGCGAAGGACCATTACCGGTGCATGAAATGCGGAGCACTGACGAGAATGCGCCCAAAATCGACACGCCCAGACGCTTCAAATACCATCGTTCGAAGGGTCTGAGCAAACGAACGAAGGCGCGTCTGGGCGACCAGCTCGACAAAATCGCAGAACGGTGGGAGCCGCGGTTCGAGGACGTGGCGGTTCAGCAGTTTGAGCTGGACAAGGAAGCCCTGATTGAAATCATGCATAATCAGCCGAAAATCACCGAAGCCTGGCGCATGGTTGGGGAGGACTGGGAAAACTATCTGAAGGGGGCGGGTGACCGGTGGCGGGAGGCATTCATACCGGTCATGGAAGGTGTTATTATAGACCAGGGCAATGCCTGGAATTTGTCGTTCGGCATGGAGTTCGATGTTCGGAATTTGTTCGCTGAACAATGGTTCACGGATTACACGTTGAAATTTGCCCAACCCATCATGGAAACGACGATGGGAGACATGAGCGATATGTTGCAGCAGGCCATGCAAGAGGGCTGGGACATACCGCTCATGGAACAGCACCTGGGAGACGTGTTCCAACAATACACGAAAGGCGACCTGACCAAGGACCAGTTCGATTGGTTCGACCGGCGCATGCCACAATACCGACGGGCGCTGATTGCGCGGACCGAGACCATCCGGGCGAGCAACGCCGGGTCAATGGGTGTCTTCAAGGGCTGGGGCGTCCCGTTTAAAGAATGGATAGCGACGGGTGACGGTCGGACCCGGACGAGCCACCTGGCTGCGTGGGCACAATACCAGGAAGGCGGCGACCCGGGACCAATCCCAATCGACGAGCCATTTATTGTTGGCGGCAGGGCGATGATGTATCCAGGCGACCCGAACGGGACACCGGCGGAGTTCTGCAACTGCCGATGCGCGCTGGTACCGTATTCGCCGGAATGGGCAGGTGTCGAAACAGTCGTAGGGGAAGAGATACCGCTGTCGCCAAAATACATGCCGACTGAGGCGCAAATTGAAAAGGCGCGAGCGACCGCCATGCGACAGGTGAAGACAATCGCGGCTCGGGAGAAAATGACGGAAGAAGAGGTAATCGCCCTAATCAATGGCAGACTGGATAAGTTGCTCACCGGGCACAAACTGTCAATGCGGGCAGGTTTGGATGCTGCGCTAAAAATCGTCGAGTCTGGAGAATTCAAGACGCAGTTTGAGACAGGGTCGTCTGGCGGTTTGTTTGACGTAGACTACAGGAAGTCTTCGGAAAACAAGGGGCTGGGAATACCGGAAACTGCTGGGACGAAAGACCGACCAATTTATGGGTATGTCGACGTTGGTATACCACAGGTCCGGCATTACGGAGCGGTTCAGTTTGTCTTCAAGGACGAAGTGAGAAATCGTTCTACTGTTGTGCTAAACGATTCGTTGCGTCCGTTTTCACAGGGACAGGCGACTGGTGCGACGCTTGCAGAGCATGGCATCGAAAGCTGGGACGGTAGCGTAAATGGCATGTTCAAAAAAGGCGCGAACGGTGTACAGTATATCGAGGCGCAAATTCAGGGGGGCGTCACGATAGACGACGTAGAAGAGGTGATTGTCTGGGACGATTCGCCGGAAGCGCAGGAGACGGTAGCAAAGCTGAACGCTGCAGGTGTTAAGGCTCGCCAGGGCAGTTATGTTGGTTGGGACATTCCGGAAGACGAAGAACAACGTCTACGGCAGGAGGGGCTGGGAGAATGAAAAAGGGGATGGTGAAGCGCGCCGTAAATGGAGAGCTGGAGCTGTGGGTCGACGAAGCCGAGACGATTGCGGTCATCGTGAATTCGATATCGGAACAGGAAGGACCCGAGATGCCGTTGCAGCAGGTGTTCAAGTGGGGGCTGTGGGAGGCGGTGGACGATGATTAGTCAGGTGCCGTATGACGTGGCGGTCGGTCGGTTGTTTGCCGAGCTGCAGGGCTGCTCGACCAAAACGGAATGGATTCTCGAATCGTGGGGCGAATACGACAGCCGCTGTGACGGCGGGCTGGAAGGTCTGCGAGATACTATGCGGGTTCAGTGGAAGGCGCCGAAGGACGGCGGGACCATTTCGGGCAGTCTGTTTTTCAATGAGGCGCTGCTGGTGGAGGCGGGGCCGATATGGATGGCTGACGCGTTGGCGGACATGGTGCAGGGCAATATCGACAACCCAGCAATTCAGCCACAAGGGGCAACATGATGGAGAAATGGAAGTACGGTGGGAGCTGGTGGGTGAGGTTGCGCGACGGTTCGAAGATGAACCTGAACACCGAAGAAGCCGCTGAAACTGTTCTGGGGTTGGGTGAGACAATCGAAAGCCTGGAGCAGAAGCTCCACAGGAGGGAGGTGCGTGCCGCAAAAAAACGACGAAAGGCGGAAGGTGAGGACGGGGTCGAAGATTGAGGACGTTCGCGCTGACACGCTGAAGCTGGCGCGTCGGTTGCAGGCGCTGCCACCGAGCCGGTTGCATATCGTTGTGACCTTTCGGGTCGGCGGGGTGACGTTCGCGTGTGTGGTGTTTGGTTCCGGGGTGAAAATCGAACGTTTTGATTGACACTTGCACAACAAAAGAAAATGTGCTATAATAGCGGTATGTCCTAGGACCGTGATGTCTACCTGACGGGGAGAATCACGAGACGCGGGGCGGTTTCTGTCGAAGAGAGGCGCGGGGCGCTTCTTGGTGACGGATTGACCGCCCCGCTTTTTTTGTTACGGGGAGGCGAGGTGAACGCAAAAAGAAAAGGCTGCTTTGTTTGTGGGGAAGACCAGCAGGTCATGATAAAGGTAATGTCTGGCAAATACGCGGGCAAAAAGCTCTGTCTCAGTCATTGGGAAGAAGCCCAAAAGACGACAGTGCCGGACGAGACCAAAACACCCACAGGGAGATGACTATGGACCGGAAGACATTTAGGGCGCGCTGGAAGAACGTGGTCGACGGTGACAAAGGCATCGTCGAGCACATTGTGACCGTTTTCGGTATCATCGACCTGGGGAATGACGTCTCTCACAAAGGCTCATTCACAAAGACACTGCAGGAGCGGGAAAAGCGCATCCGGGTCCTGGACTCCCACAACACCGATTCAATCCTGAACAGCATCGGTGTTCCGTTGGAAATCCGCGAGATTGACCGGTCCGAATTGCCGAAAGAAGTCCTGGACGAATTTCCGGAAGCGACCGGGGGCGTCAAGGCAACGACCCAATATCTGCTCGACACGCCGGAAGGTCTCGGCGCGTTTGCCCGTATTAAGGCGGGCGCCATTGACGAGTACAGCTACGGCTACGATACCATCATCAGCGATTGGGAAGACGTCGAGGCCAAAGAAGGCGAGGGAAGCATTCGCGTTCGGAATTTGCGCGAAATCCGTCTATGGGAGTATTCGCCGGTTTTGTGGGGAATGAATCAGGCGACCATGACGACCGACGTCAAGAAACCGGTGGACAATGAACCGAAAGACGAAACGGGCGAAACCGCTGCGGCTGAGACAGAGACACCAGACACAGAGACGGGAGACGCAGAAAAGACCGAGAACGAAGTCATGATTCGGGCGGGCGATTATGTCCTTCTTGTCCCGGCGGGACAGGAGCAACTCGGCGAGAAGTTGGCGCGGTTGTTGGAAGTCGCAACGACAAAGGAGCTGGTCAACGGGAAGCCGCACCGGCGCCTGGGCGATGTGATGAATGGGGTCCTGCACCGGTCATTCACGAACATGGCAGACGACTGGTATATTTCAGGGTTGTATGGAAAGGACGAACGTCTTCTCATGTCGGGTGCAATCGGGGAGGCGTTGGCGGCATTGGATACGAAGATGCCGGAAACTATCGCCAACATGGACCTGACCCAAATCGAGAGCACCATGTATGATTTTTGGATGGGGGCAGACGGTCCGGATGGTTCCAAGGTCGGTCGAGCGATTAGCGCACGGAACGAAGAACGAATTCGGTCCGCCGTGAATGAGCTCATCACCTTGCTGCAGGACACCGGAATCTATGAACAGGAAGGGGAAGACGATGAGGACGATGTCGAGAAGGCAAAAACGGGCGATTGGCATCTGAGCATTGTCACACAGGCGCCAGAAGACAAAATCAAAGCCCTGGTTACATGGATGAAGGAAAACGGCATCGAAATCGAAGAAAACTATGACAAGTCGAAAGACGCTGCACCTTCGGATGAGGCCGCAACGGACGAAACGAAAGAAGCCGGGCCGGAGTCTACTCCACCTGATGATGAGGAAAACCAACGGCTGATGAAGCTGTTGGAGCTGGAGTTGGCACTTTTGGAGGTGTAGGAACATGGACGCAATGACATGGCAGGAAAAAATCGCACGCGCAAAGCAGCTGCGACCAGACGTAAAGGCCATCATGTCGAATCACGAGGCCACCGCCGAGGAAAGAGAACAAGTTGAGCCGATGATGGAAGACGCCAAGAAAATGATTGCGGACGGCGTCGTGTTGAAAGAAATCGAAACGGACGCCGTCGGGCTGGACAAGTTGGCGAACGAGGCGAAAGCCGAAGCTGAGAAGGCAGCAGCCATACCGGCGGGCGGGTCCGAGTTCAAGACCATGGGTGAAGTCCTGCAGTCCATTGCTGTATTTGCGAAGCTGCACGTGGCGGACCCAAAGCTGCGCTGGTACGACGATGAAACGGGCAAAGCCACACAGGTAGCGTCCGGGGAAAAGGCGCTGGTTGAGGCCATCGGTGCGAGCGGCGGGTTCTTGGTACCGACCGAGTTCATCGCAACGTTGTATGCGGCGCTGGCGGAGAACAGCTACATTCGCCAGAGAGCAACCATCATTCCGATGAGGCGTCGTCAAATTGCTATCCCTGTGTTGGACCAGACCGGGACAACTGCAGGCGTGCCGCATTGGTTCGGCGGCATGACGTTTTACTGGGCGGAAGAAGGGACGTCGAAAACCGAGACTGACCCGCAATTCCGCAAAATCGACTTGGTAGCTCACAAGCTCATCGGTTACACCCGAGCTTCGGACGAGCTGGTCGAAGACAGCGCAATCTCGCTTGACGCGTTTTTGATGGGCGAGTTGGGGTATGTCGGTGGGGCAAACTGGATGGAAGAGTATGCCTTCTTGAACGGGACCGGGGGCGGACAGCCGCTTGGTGTCATCTGAGCGGGTGCAACCATCACGGTACCGCGAGCGGCAGACGGTGCAGTATCCTATGCAGACCTGTGCGATATGGTCGAGAATTTCAT